ACTTCTTGCAGGGTTTCTATTTTTGCCGACCGCTACCGGTGGAGGAGTTGCTTAACGTGGTGATGGCGTGAGTAGCAGCGACTTAATGGTACGCCCTGTAGGATTCGAACCTACGACCTACGGCTTAGAAGAACGTAGAGTGTTATTTAACTGACTGTAATAGCATGTGTTTATCCGCGCTCGCGCCGGGTTTGTGTCATTACGTGTCGTTGTGACGCAGCGCAATTCTTCGTGGCGCATCCATGTATGCCACAATCATGACACAGAGAGCGCAAAGCCCTGCATCAATGCATAGCTTTGCGTAGCTCCTTCCAGTTTTGCAACGAACTACTTCCCCCATAATCGGATGGCCAGCATAATCGCCACCGATCCGATTGTAAGATTTCAGGTGCGCACCGCTTCTTACATCGCCGGACAGTCGTCGAACTCACCTGCCCGTGCATCATTGATGATGTAGGTGATAACCCCAAACACCGGACGCGATTCCGAATCCCATTCTCCACGCTGCGGCAACTCCTCGCGTCGCCCATTCTCAAGGTTAATCAGATGCGGCGTAGGATGCGTCCTGTAGCGCTTAATCCTGAACTCATTCTCTATGTTGCATATCAGCAGTGACCCATCGCAAGCCTTTACCGAGCAGTCTACGACGAGCAATGCGCCATCAAGTATGCCTTCACGATAGTACGTGTTGCCCGCACGCATGAAGTACGTGGCATTAGGGTGAGTGATGAATTTTTTATCGAGAGAAATCCTGTCCTCTACGTAGTCCTGAGCTGGCGACGGGAATCCCATGATGACCTCCTGATGATTACTGTATGCATATACAGTATCGCCAATGTTGAGGGTCGATCAAGTGGTGTTTTGATATACTTTAGCTGGTACTATTCCTATTTCCTTTGGATTCATAAGATTACGGATATGAACATAAGATACAGAGCTGATGTTGATGGCTTGAGAGCATTGGCCGTCCTACTTGTTTTTGCATACCACCTGAAAATATCTATGTTCAGCGGCGGATTTGTTGGTGTTGATGTTTTCTTTGTGATTTCAGGATTCCTGATTACTGGAATTGTGATCCGTGCACTTGACGATAATAAGTTTTCATTCCTTGATTTTTTTAATCGCCGAATAAAGCGTATAGTCCCAAATGTGCTTATCGTGGCAACATGCTCGGTAATTGCTGGATGGTTCCTGCTTTTACCTAACGATTATGCATCGCTTATTAACAGCTACTTTTACACATCCATATACGCAGCAAACTTCTATTTCTGGGATGCAACTGGTGCGTACTTCGCATCTGCATCAGACGAGATGCCGTTACTTCACATGTGGTCTCTCGCGGTGGAGGAGCAATTTTATTTCGTCTGGCCTGTTATTCTATTTTTTGCCTTCAAATATTTCAGAGGAAAACATTTAGGGCTGATTGCATTAGCCCTGGCATTCATCTCATTTGCCATATCAGAGCATGTCGCAGTTGATGATGCAGGATTTGCATACTATATGCTGCATACCAGGTCTGGCGGCCTTCTTCTCGGTGCGGCCCTGGCATTAATGCACAGAGACTATAAGCCTGTAAGGGAGTTTAACTCATGGCTTATTGTCCTGTTAGGAGTGGTGCTAATAGTCTGGTCATCATTAACAATTGACTCTTCAACTGTTTTCCCTGGCATCAACTCAGCAATACCATCATTTGGTGCATTCCTCGTCATTGCCGGTGGTTCAGGGTTTAAAAATAATTACGTTTCCAGGATTTTCAGCGCCAAGCCTGTTGTGTGGATCGGCCTAATTTCATTTTCTGTGTACCTGTGGCACTGGCCTTTCATCGCGTTTTCTACGTACATGGGAATTCTTGATTCTCCGTATGTTAAGGCGTTCATTTTTGTTGCGACTATTGTTCTGTCGTATGCAAGCCTTAAGCTTGTAGAAAATCCAATAAGAAAGTCCAAATTAACATTCAGGCAGGCTTTCATCCGCATCAATATGTTGTTTGTCGCTGCAGCTCTCTTGATGCTTTACGCATCAACAGTTACTAAAGGATTCGAAGGAAGGTTCAGTGAAAAGGCGCTAAGCGTCGGCAAGATGGATGTTAAATATGCGGGGATAGATGAGGGTTGGTGTCATGTCAGCGCTGAAGGTGTAAGCGGAATTGCCTATAAGCCTGAAATGGCGAACTGTTTTATCGGTGATAAGTCCTCTTCTAAAGAAGCGCTTTATATCGGCGACTCCAATGCAGGCCACTACGGTCCCTTCGTTGACGAAATGGCGCGTCGTGCCGGGATTAAGGTACGCCAACTTAGCACCTCATCTTGCTACCCTACCCGGGAGGTTAAGGAAGCCGGTGAAAACCCGGAGGTGTGCGAGAACTTCCGCCGCATTATAGATCAGGAAATAACAGCTAAAAAATATGACACTATCATCATTGCCAACCGATGGGCGCGCGATGACCGACATATGTCATTTAAGAAAACAGATTTCAAGCAGGTTCTGTCTTTCTATGCTTCCCACGCAAAACATGTAGTCGTAATGGATCAGATGCCTGAGTGGTGGGTTAACCCGGCCACATGCTTCGATCGTGGAACGTGTGACATGAAAACAGAGTTCAAACTGGCTCCTGGTCTGGATGAATCACGCAAGAAAATAGCGGATGCTGTTGCGGCGTACCCAAATGTCGATCTGGTAGACCCTTACTACCTTATCGAGAAGGATGGCGTTTTTACACCTTTCGCCATGGGTTATCCGATGTATCACGATACCGGGCACCTGAGTATTCGCGGAATGAAGTGGGTCGCATATATGTACTTTAAAGACCACCATAATCCACTGAAATAAAAATAAAGCCCCGAAAGGGGCTTAATTATGTAGAACGTAATGCACAAGAGAAACTGTAGAGCCTGAAACTGTTATACTAACAGAATTAGAACCGTATGTAGCTGTAAGCCCAGCATTGGTACTTAGTACATATGCAAATCCTGACGTGCTTACTTCAGCCGCTCTTAGATCTATAGTCACCCTTCTAAGGGTAGAGTTATCATTTACTGCTACAGAACAGAATGAAAAGTTTCTTGATACAGGAACAGATGCTGTAGTTCCGCTTAATGTGACAGTTGACCCTGCGGAAGTGTAGAGGTTCCACTCAGCTGTAACCATAGAGGCATGAACGTTGTTATCCTTGAACACCTGCACCTCTGGCGTGCCTGTTGTTGTTTTCCCGGCGAATAACACTGCTGATGCACCAGCTCTTACCAGATCACAGCCAGATATTTCCAGACGATATGGCTTGGTGTTTCCGCTTTCATCTGAATATACGTTTGTTAGCGCATCAAGAACGGTAACATTCCTTATGGCTGATGAAGTTCTTACAGTTCCCCCTGGCGTTACCTTTGCAAGCAAGGTGGTTGTTCCAGAGAATATCCCTCCATTTATTTCCCCGATAGACGTGTCATACTGACGCAACCCATTCTGGACTCCGTAAATTCTTCCTGGTTTTAGTAACATCCCCTGCCCAGTCAGACATCTTGCCAACACTGGCTTAGTGATTCCATCCCATCTGAAGGTATCGATGCTCCCTGTAGCATAACCTCCGCCAGTTGTAATTACGGTCTTCTCATCCCCATCAAACTGGCAATCATGAACACTGCCTATCTTGAAACTGCATGTTCTTTCCAGTGATGGTCGCAGTACCAGCGGTTCATTTGAACAGTTAGATGCGTCTGCTAGATACACATCAACATTATCTGCCAGTCCATCAACGCAAATTCCTCGATGATCAGAACTGGTTATCCTTCCATAAACTTTAAAAGAAGAATTTTTAATATTGTAAGCACCAATAACATTATTGTTATGTAATTTTGAATGAGTGCTACTAAATACAGTTCCTATATCTCCATGGCAATCAAAATAAACTTCTTGCAGCTGGCCGGTGTTCGCATAATCTCCGTTAATGTGGTAGTTAGCCCTTAAAACGAAATCAAACATAGCACCGGTGTTTGAGTCTATGCTTTCAGGCACGCTAGAATCGTCGTAATGACCAAGAATAGTAAACCCTGCCCCGGTAACCGTTTTAATGTTGCTTCGATTTGGAACTATACTACCCAAGATGTGGAACACACCGTTACAACCATCTGTGAATACACTAAACCTTGTATCAAGATATAATTTAGTTATCTTGTTTCTGTTTCCCCAAGCAACTTGTGGATCATAAGCGCCAGAAATGATGCCAGCAGAAGCAAAGTTAGGAGTCATCAAAACGAGGTAACCACCCACCGCAGTGATATAGAACGTTGGTGAAGCTGGTTGTGTGGCAGTAAAAATCCAGTCCGTTACAACAGGAACATTGTAGTAATAAGTGCGAACCTTGCGTCCCTCTGTCAAGCCAGTGATAGCCTGCGCTAAGGCCACAGTGGAGCACTCAAGGATGGCTCCGCCGACCATCAAAGCACCGTTGCTTGCAGAAAGCATAGAGCGCAATGCAGCATCACCTACCGATATCCATGCACCCGGGCCGATTCCGCCAGATGTTTCCGGGGTTGAATCCTGATCTACAACTTTAGGGAATGCTCCGTCCCAGCGATAATATTCACCATCACCATCAGGTAATTTCCAGCGCAGAACCTGGTTAGGCAGGGTTAGGGTCGCGCCTTCCTGGAACGAATCAACAGGGATCCACCCAAACGCCGCAATGGCCTGCTCTGCCAGTTTTCGCAGCCCTTCAATTGTGTAGTGAGCATTACCGAATCGGTCGATGTATTGAAGAGAAAGCGATGTGACAAACTCATCTATTCTCCCCGCGTTGAACTTCAGATCGCGAGGTGATTCACTCGGAACAGGCAAGTTAGTTGGTGTGGTAGCCATATTTTTTCCATAAAAAAACCCGGCGCAGTGGCCGGGTTGTAGTGGATGGGGAAAAGTTACTGGTATATAAGGTCGCTGTATTCAGCCAGCGTTAGTGCGGTGTTGCCTTTTCCGTCTGGTTGTTTGCCGGTGATTGTCCACTGCCCATAATCCAGCTCTTCAGATGTTGCTATCACGTATCGCGACGGAGACTGAACATCAAACCCGTCATACAAATTCAGCTCGATATTGGAGATAGCAGCTGTGAAACCGAACTGAGTGTCAGCTCGTGGAGACGCAGGATATCTGGCGGTTGTTGCGCCAAGATAGTCCGTAATCTGCACATACATTTGCCCGGAGAAGTTAATGCGTTCACTGGTTTCGAAGTCGTTTCCGTTCCTGGCTACGATATACCCGGCCTGCTGATTGGTGTCGTAGGTGTCAGGAACCTGGACCATATCGCCAATGTTGACCCACTCTCCATCTGCCATCGCCGTCACAGACATTGACGCGCGGGAATAGATAAGCCTTTTACATTCCCGCAGTGCTCGCTCATTGGCCTGGAATCTGTTCCTGATATAGAGCATTTCGAACTTCTTGGCTTTGACTGGAGCGCCTTCAACTATGCTGCTTCCAGACACTCTGTAGCGAACGAAGTCCTGCTTATTGGTATCAGGGTTCCTGAACTGCACTTCGACCCCGTCATAACCCCCTGGGAGCGTCATGTCGTATGAGAGTGAATATCCCTCAGGCTTTGTATTGGACCGGTTGAAGATCGTCGCTGCAGATGTCTTTCGACTGTCACGCGTGAATGAAAGCACGCCGTTATCATCGTAAACAGCCACACTTGCAGCATCGCAGATACTTTCCATCCGCGACCCAAGCGAAACATCCTCATCGTCGAACGTGTAATCAAAGTACCCAAGCCGTGGGTCCACCGCGTCTATTTCAGCCTGAATCTGGTACAGGCCATAAATGTCTATGCTCGATTCAGGCTGCTCACCAACCATCAGCCAGTTATGAATGGCTATGTCGGCAAACTTTCTGGATGGGCGGACCGTGTAATCAACCTGCTGAGTTGTCATGTTGTAGCTGATGACGTGCCGGGTGATTAGAGCGTTATATTTGCGATCACGTGATCCTGTGGCGTTCTCGGTGGCCCTTACCTTGACCTGAACCAAAGTATCGTCAGGGTGGACAACGTTAGTGCGCACATTGACCGCATGGATTTCTTCAACCTGCAATTTGCTGGCATCACTGCTGTTGTCGGTGCGCTGGAAGGATATCGCATACCGCCCATAGCCACCCGTTGGTGTAATTTTATCCGTTCGATAAAACGTTTCTGAGGTGTGGTCGTGTGGCGTTGTCTGCCTGAATGTGAATGTCTGTTCGGTGCCAGGTATCTGGACATTATCATCGTCGACTTTCCAGATTGTCACTTTCCAGTTCGTCTCGCTGTCGCCTCCCAGCCCGGACTGAGTATGTAGCCACAACTGGCTCGATGGAAGCGGAGAGAAGAACGGGCCGACGATAAGCGCAGCGTTATCATTAAGAATGAATTTCGTGGTGTTTATCGTCGCGCTTTCGATCGGGACGTTTGGTCCATTGAGGCGGTCGAACGTGAAGGTGTAATAGTAAACCGGATTAACTACCGCACCGTTATTTGTCTCCGCAAAGCTAATGAGGTTTGCGGACAGAGTAATGTCCTCTGTCTTCGTGCCGCCGCCAGCTACTGGATATGACACGTTGATCGTAAAGGTGACCGGGTGCGGAAATGCAAGATCAGCAAAATAGTCAAACGAAGCCTGTTTAACTATTTTCATTGCTATCTGCCCGCCAGCGTAAACCCCGCTAACAACTGTCGTTGCTGTTGCCGTTTCGATAGGGAAGTCACCGCTTTCATTCAGCCCTGGCACTTCCTGCCCGTCAACGTCATCAAACTGATAGCCTTCGAATACCTGCGGGATAACTGCACCTGGGTTGTAAATGGTATACGTCGCACCTGCCATCGACCCGAGGTTAGTCTCTGAGAATCTGACTGAAGAAATGTCATAGCGACCCAGGCCGAAACTCATTAGTTCTGTGATGTATTTGAGGTTGCTCACATACTCAAAAAGCGATTCTTGCGTCAGGTCAGGATAAGCCCTGATCTGACCGAAGTTATCAGGCTTGGCTTCACCGTTGCGCGCGATGTTGGTCTGCCCTTTGAGGCTGTTATTCGGTGAGGTTTTACTGTTTCCGCTTGCCGCGCTTGCATTGGGCTTTGGCATCAGCCCGGAGAGAACCTTTTGAGTGAACTTGATCGGGTTCAGGTGCTCAAGCGGATTAAGAATTGTGCCAATCAGGCCGCCCCCTTTTGGCTGGTCAAAGATGATTATCCGGTCGCCATCTTTAATCTGAAAAGAAAGTTCATCATCCTGGCCAAGCTCAACGCCATTAACATTGATACGAATGTCGCTGTGAAAACTTTCCTGTTCAATCCATTCTGAGAATAAGGTGCCGGCAGCAACATCAGTACGGTCTTTCGGTAGCCCCGGTACACGCTGAATCTCGATAGTCGGCATAGCGGTAGAACTCCACTTTTGTGAATAGCTTTTGAATGGTGCGAACCGCATCAGGTCTGACGTGACCATTCTCTCCACGGCTGTGCAGCGCTTTACCGTCGATAATTAGGCCAACATGAACCGGTTTGCTGCCTACCCACGCGACGAAAATATCACCCTCTGTGAATGATTCCGTGCGCCGCCAGAACACCACATCACCTTCGTAGCACGTCATGAAGTCGCTCCCGGATTCGTAATCCGGTGTCTGATGTATCTCGATACCGAGAACATGCCGGTAATAAAGGACGACCACAGCCCAGCAATCCATCGCGTCGAAAGTGCAGGCGCGGTTCATCCACGGCTTGCCAATGACCTTGCCGATAAACTCATCTTTAAGCATTTTGAAGCCCCGGATACTCTTCAACCGTATAGAGTCGGCCGACGTTGCGATTGAGAGGGTTAATCTTGGTCAGGCTGCATGTCACGTCCTGATCATCCATCGAACAATCACTGACATAGAGCGTCCAAGTTTTCTGCGGCGTAGACATGTCAGCTGCGTCGAAACGCTGATACGTTGCCGATATAGGCGTGATACGGGCATAGGCCTTCCACAGTTTCAGCTTCAGCTTAAAGTCCTGCGCCAGGCGGCTGAACTTCACAGAGCTGTCCAGAATAGGCGTGTTGCTTTGCTGACTTTCGGTAAGCTCCATGCGGCATGGTGTGTATACCTGACCACCGAGCGTTTTGGGGAAAATCTGGTTATTGACCAGTCTCACGTACCCGAACACGGAATTGTAGAAGGTGATTGTCTCGTACAATATCCGGTTCGGGCGCTGGCTTTGAAACTCTCTCAAGGTAGGCATTACGGCACCCTCGGCAGGCTTTCCGGGTCGCGATTATCCGGATAGCCAGTAACAATAATATCCAGCCACGAAGCCCACGGCGGCGGCAGTTCCACAATGATGTCGTCGTAATCATCATCAGAGTTGATGAGTTTTCTTGCGATAACATCGCCAGTCCATGTGAAAACGGATCCGGACTGCGACCATGTAGGCCAGGCGAGGAAGTGCAATTCCTGCATCTCAACGCCTGTATCACCGGTTCCCGTTCCAAGCGGCATGATGAACCACTGATTTCCGTTATCGAGATAGTTGGGGCTGCGCATCCACTGCATAAAGGCCCTGTGCTGATCGCGCGTGAAAATCCACGTAAGAGAAAACGTGGTTTTCAGGTCATCAGTGAGCTTCTGAAATATTGGCGCGCCCACTGTCGGCTGGTCCGTCCGGAATCCGGTATCGGTAGACGGTGTCTTCCCTTTCTGCGCGAGTGGCAGCCAGTCGGGATATGGAATTGCCATCTTAGCTCCTGGCTTTACGTGGTGCCTGGTGGTTCTGCTGGATGGCCTGGCTAACCCGGCCTCCTTGGTTGATGTCCGCAACTATCATATCGATCGTTACGCCATTTCCGTCCTGGGTCGCCTGAGCGTCCACAGTAGAACCGGTATAGTTCTGGATATTGATGGTTACTGGCACGGAGGTGCCGTTGCCACTTGAGAGTTCTTTGTTGCTTATGACGCTGCCGTTATCGCCGGGGATCATGTACTGCTTACCTGTGCTGGCCCGGTAAATTTCGGGCATGCCGCCCTCGCCTACCTGGTACATCGAGCCAGCCGATACAGGGCCGCCGTTTTTGCGCTTACCTGCGAGAGAACTGGATAGGGCCATGGCAGCAATGACCGCGCCTATACCGATTGCTGCAGCACCACCAAATGAACCAATAGATGCCACGATGGCTGCAGGAGTCCATGCTACTGTAGTAGCCGCAGCTGAGGATACACTGGCTGCCGTAGTGGTTGCCGTACCGGCTACGGCTGCAGAGGTAGTAGCAGTGGTCGCAGCAATTTGAGCCGCGCTGCCAGTAACGGCAGACTTAACCCACTCAACGCCCATCTGGACGAATCCATTAATGAGACTATTAAGTGCGTTGCTGGCGAGAGACTGCATAGCTTCCTGCGCGGTCATGCTGCCTGTAATAATGCCGGTTAAAGCATTCGACGCGTTGCCAGCCAGCGATTCAAAACTTGCAGCAAGCATTTGGTTACCCTGATTCTGGTTCCTCCAGATTTCCCACTGCGCCGCGACCCTCTGCTGCTCATAGAGAGTGTCGGCCTGATTACGGAGTGCAAGCGCATTCTGGTGAGAGAGTAGTCCCTGCTGCTCGAACTGATTAATCAGCGCGAGTTTCTGGGCGTTCTCATTTGCAAGTTGTTGTACCGGATCAACGCCGCCTACTGCCTCCATCTGAGGTGATACGGCTTGTTGGGCACGGATTTTCGACAGGTTGGCCTGATGAGTTGCCTCAAGTCGCTCCTGAGTCTGGTTGAATTGCTCCTGGCTAATTTTCTTCGCTGAGAGAGCAGTGTTCAGGTCCTGAACATCCTGCTTATAACGTGCATTTTCTGCGTTCTCGGGAAGCAGTTTTTCGGCAGCCGCCTGTGCTTTAACTGCGTTTGCCGTATCCCATTTAGCCGCAGCATATTGGCCGGCAAGTGCGATTTGCTCCTGAGTAGCGCTTTTACCCAGAGATTGCTGGGCGGTAAGAATGGCCTGCTCACGGCTAAGTTCGCTAGTTGAACCAGCCGTTAACTCAGCCTGCTGCTTGAGGTTCGCCAGTTTTTGAGTAATTGACTCCGTTGCAGCCGCTGATTTTTTAGACTCGCTCTCGCCTTCTTTCTGAGCTTTGGTGCTGGCCTTTTGCGCCGCTACCGCGTCATATTCTGCTCCAGCACGCTCACGAGCCATCCTGACATCAGATTCACTACCACCCAGGGCCCTAATTTCCTGCTCAGCCTTCAACTGCTCACGCTTGCGATCATTAAGCTCGCTTTGCAGGTCAATCTGTTGGGATTGCTTATCAAGGTATGCCTGAACTTTGTCCGGGCGTTCCACGTTAAGCGATTGAGAGTTAAACTTGGCTTTCGCTGCAGTGGCGTAATTGAGGGACTTTCCTAGTTGGTTCATCAGTCCAGCCACAACGCCAGTTTCCTGTCCGTTGCGCTGTAAGAGATCTATTCCCTGCTTGAACTGTCCGTTCAACTCAGCCTGAGCAATTCCTACAGTGCTTGTTACTCGCGACAAGCGGTTTTGAGCGGAAGACAAATCGTCCGCAGCAATGGCCTGATTATCGAGAGCGATTACCATGGCTTCCTGTGCTTGTCGGCCTCGCTTGGTTGAGGCGCCCCAGTTATCTATCTCTCTCTGATATTCTTTGACCTTACTGGTGGCCTTGTCATACGCATCCTGAGCATCATTAACCGCGCCAGTCAGTTCAGGAAGAGTAGAGCGCAGTTTTGCTATCTCAGCTGATAACTGCACCTGAGACATCTCGCTCATCTTACTTGTCAGGCCATCAACCGAGTCTGCAAGCTTAATTGCCTCCTGCCGTGCCTCTTGGGCCTTTTGCCAGAAGTAGTAGATAGCCGCGCCAGCTAACATAGCTGCGCCAGCCGGACCGCCAATCAGTCCGAGTGCGCCGCGTAGTAACCCGCTTGCCACTGATGCTCTTGAAGCTGCGGCCGTGGCGGCATCTTGCGCTACCTTGTTTGCAGCCAGCGCTGCGTTGTATCGGCCAGTGGCAGTTGCTGCGGCCATTCTGGCGGTGGAGAGCGCTTGCTCAGCGGCGGCAAGATTGGCGGCATTAAATGCCGATGCCTTCATCATCTGGGCCAGGCGAACTTCTTCAAGCGATCTAATTTTTGCCGCTTCAGCGCTTCGTAGCTCAGCTGCTGCTGCCAGTGAAGCAGATTGCGCACTCTGATTATCGGCAACTGCAAGTGCCCTTGAAGCAACGGCAGACTTAACTTTTTCTGTCGTCGCCATTGCAAGAGCGCCGACAAAACGACTGCCGAGCACTGTGGCTGCAATTGTGATTACACCAGAAAGTGCATCAAGGTTTTCACTAATCGTGATGATGGCATTGCTGGCACCGGCATACACTGATTTGATGGATGAAGATTCACCGACAAACTTCGTAACGTTATTCGTTGCAACAGAGAATGCCTGGCCGAGAGTCACAGATGTATTTGCGAACTCTTTCGCAATCTGATCCCCCTGAGTCAGCAAGCCTTTAACCACAACGTCAGTGGTCAAAGCGCCCTGCGCCGCCATGCTTCTGAGTTGGCCGACGGTTACTCCGAGGGAATCGGATAAAGCTACAGCCAGGCGGCTTCCGTTCTCAGATATAGAGTTGAACTCTTCGCCACGCAGTACACCTGAAGCCAGCGCCTGAGATAGCTGGATCATTGTGGAGCTTGCTTCTTCGGCAGTCGCACCTGATACAGCGAGGCCTTTATTTATTGTTTCTGTGAGGCGAGTTAAGTCTTCAGTGCTCGTCCCGGCGCTACGTGTAGCTCTCTCAAGGCGAGCATAGAGAGTCGCCGTCGCTTCGAGGCTGCTTCGTGTCTGCTGGGATATATCAAAGACGCGTTGTGTAACGTCAGCCAGTTCTTCGGTAGGTCTGATCGCATTGGAAAGCTTGTTTGTGACGACTACCCATGTGTCAGCGTATTGCGCCACCTGCTGGATTGATAAGGCAGCAGTGAGAGCAGAAGCGACCCTTGATAAAACGGAGAATGACTTCTCCGCACTTGCCGCACTGCGCTCCGCCTTGTTGATAGAGCGAGATGCCTGATCAAAACCTCTCCCCATCCCATTGAGATTGTCGTTAACCTGCCGCTGAGAGCGAAGAAGCCCGGCCAAATCCATGTCAACTTCATAAACGATACTCCCGACATTTTGCTCAGCCATTTATGCCTCATCTTTTCTTAGCCGCCGCTCGCCGCGCTGCCTGTTTGGTCAGGAAGTCATCCGTAACGGTCTCGTATTCTTCTTTTGTGAATCCTTTCTGATCTGGATATTTAGCAGCCAGTAAAAGAGAGAATTCGGTCATGGTCAGTCTTCCAGCCTCTTCACGACTCATATCCAAGTGGCTGCGAGCAGAACTGATGTACTCGAAGGGGCTGAATTCTGAGGTTGTCTCGCTTGATTCATGGCGCTGAAGTTTTCTAACCTTTGCTTTGCCGATTATTCCGTGCTGCATGAGGCTTTGCGCGATAACGATAATGTCGTTCTTTGGCATCTTACCTGGTCGGTACACGACGCAATTCTTCCAGCCCTTCCACTCGCCGATAAGCGTTGTCAGGTCATCGTCACAGCAAGCCTGTAGCACATGCATGGCCTGCGATAGAACTCTCTCGGAAACCATTCCCATGGATGAGGACAACCACTTAGTGAACTTGGCGGGGTTTGTTGCACACAGATCAATAAGAGCCAGAGCATCACTTCCGTGGATGGTCGCGTAAACACGCACAATTTCCGCTGGCGAACCAAGGCGATTCATTGCCTCAAAGGAAGGCCTGAGAAGATAATCCTTGCCGCCCTCGGCACTATCACTCAGCCCTACTTCACCTATTTCAAGTAATGGGGTCATGTTTCATTCCGGTGAACGGTTATTATCAAGGGCAGCCGCAGCCACCCTTTGGAATAGCCGTTAGCTGACTGTCACCACGCAAGCAGAGGATGTGACGCTTGCCGGTGTTCCCGCTGAATCAGTAACAACGCAGGTATAAGAGCCAGCATCGCCTGATGTCGCACTGGACTTGTTGAATGTTGCGTTCGTCTGACCGGAGACAACCGTTCCATCACGCTTCCAGACATACGTATACGGTGTGGTGCCACCGGTTACGGCAATGCTCATGTTTAATGCCGCGCCGACGCCGACTGTTTTGGTCGCCGGGAGGTCGGTGGTGAACGACAACTGCGCATCTAGGTTTTCAACGACGACGGTAGTGCCATCAGACACTTTGAACTCAACGCTGAACGTAATGATGTCGTTACTGCCACCATCGGCCGGAGTGAGACTTGTGATGACCATGTATCCAGAGAACTCGATTGGACCAATGGCGATACGCGCCCAAAGAGTCGGCTGACGTTTGGCGTTGATCTCATCAGTGAAGTATTTCACCAGATTGCCGTAGCCAAACTGATCCAGTTTGTCATGCTTACGTACTTCACCTTCGAAGCTAACGGTGCCGTCGGCGTTGGTGATGATGTTCTCCACCCATCCAGCAGTGTCATCTGCATCACTTGTGACCGCGTTTGGACTGAAATCCAGCCCTTTACTTGTTCCGGCACCGAGAGCTTTCCACTCATCCTCGCCTGGTCGTGCGTCTGAACATCCATATGCGAGCTCCAGCACCGTGGCAGAACCGAAGACACGCTCATTTGAATTTGGGCAATTAGCTGCCATCTTTGACCTCTTTTATGTATAAAAAAAGGCCGCCAGATGGCGACCTTGTGTTGATAAACAGATGATTAATCCCCGTAGATGCATGCGAACTGCAGTCGGAACACCATACGGCCTTCTTCGGTTTGAACCGGGGCAGGAATAGCCCCAATGTTTTCTATTTTGCCCAGGCATTCGTCTGAATGAGGGTTGGCCTGAACGTAATCAATAATGGCTTGAGTTGCGGTAGCTGCATCCTGAATCTTGTTCTTTGCACCTATCACATCCACCAGGACGTAGTTATCGTTTCCCAGGTCATTACGGATATTCGTCCCGCCGTTTGGACGGAACACCATAACGGCCTTCGTCAGATCGCCCGGGTCATTGAAAGCCAGCAACTGGACCAGAAACCCAGTAGTCAAACCGGCATCGCCAAACATGTTCCTGACGCGCTGGTACATTGGAGGTGTCATAAAGAAAGTTCCTTGGCAACAATTGCGTCAATCTGCTGCTGAGTATCTTCAAAGCCTTTGGTGAGAAACTCTTTCCTGGCGGTTGAACGTCGAAATGCTTGCGGCACATTAGGATCATGTACATAGACTGCGTAATCAGCGGTGTATCCAACTCTGCCGGTTACTCTAGTTCCGTTGACGACAATATCTCGATACTGACTGTTAATAAGTGTCGATGTATCAATGGCGGTATATAAAGCCGCTTGAGAGCCACCTATTATCAGCGCCGATTGCATCGCCCTGACCGACTTTCTGCCCTGAATGTCACCCACCAACCGGTTGAGCCTGGCATTTGCCTCGCGCACCCCACGCACTTTGATGCCCATGGCTACACTCCTGTCAGGATGGCGTAATCATCCGCCAGTCGCTCGAACGTGTCGGCGTAGCGGATAACCTGACGCACCTCATCGGCACCGGCGACAACCGGATCGGCTTCGGTCGATACGCCAATCAGCAGATAATCACCTGCGGCCGCCAGCGCGAACTCCGTCCAGACCGTGTTTTTCACGACGATTTCAGCGCCCAGGCTGGCTAATTTCTTACTGAGGCCGCCCTCGTAATCGCAGAGGATTTGCTCAGGAGAGGCATAGCCCAGCGGGTCGCCGTATTCGTCATTGCCTTCCAGCTTACGCCAGATGGTCGCCGTGGCGGTGTATGACCAGTTCGCTACCGATGACATCAACCCTCCTTCCAGCGCAGAACCTTCGCGCCAGTCGCCCGGATGCGCGGGCAGTTGATGAACCACTCACCGTCCGATTTGACGTAGCCGGTAGTCTCCCGCCCGGTGTCGGTTTGGACCCACACACGAACAAGCGGCTTAGGTGCGCCTTCCGTCACTGATTTGTACGCCATCAACAGCCCCCGACAACATCAAAGAATCCAACGCTGCTGCCGACATCAATCGGTAGAGCTGACGTGCAACCGGAAGTATCAAGTGCCAGCAGAGCATCGCGCATGCTCGTTACATCGCCGCTGTACTCAAACGAACGCGACGCCCCTGAAGGCGCTGACTGTGATTTAATGCGCTGGCTGTAGGCCGTGAGCGCCATTAAGGTGACGGCGTATACCTGAATCAGGATTACGTCGCACTCATCATAGCCAGACGCCTCCAGGCACTCCTGAATGCTGTCCAGTTTGCACAGGTAAGCGTCGATCATGAACTCCGGAATGGAGTAACCGAGTGCAGATAGTTGCTGCTTCACCTGCTCGGCTGTTATCTGCACTACTGCCATGATTATTTCGCCTTCTTCTTGCCGGATGATTCTGCCTGCTCTGCAGGATTATCACCCGGCGTGGCAACTTCAAGATTACGATCACCACCTGACACGATTTCCACCAGGCCAGCGGCTTTCCACTTATTCGCAGTTTCTTCGCTTACTTCCACCTTTGCGCCAACCTCCAGCTTCTGAAGATTGGCACCGGAGAAAAGGTTATCGCTAATCACTTTTACCAGTGCCATGTCTTGCCCCTTAGCTGTGCGCGTAGATGACGGACTTCTTGCTGTTGATGTCGGTCTTAACCATCAGGCCAGCAGCGCCCCAGGTACGCCAGATATAGTCGCTGTTGTAGTACGGGCGCGGATCGGCAACGGTGCCGAACGCCTGGCCTACAATCGGAGCAATCACGCCAGCGGTCAGCGGAACAATCAAGATCTGGTTGCCGGTCAACTGAGCATCTTCTTTAATCGCGGAAATACCGGACAGTTTCAGAAGCTCCTGCAGGATGGTGTCAGACTGGTAGTTGTCGCTGAAGTAGCGCTCAAGGTTGGAGATGATGGCGCTGGAAACGTACCAGGTTTGCTCTGCGTACTGGTTGTTAGTCAGTTTGAGCGTATCGCGCAGCTTGATTGCAGCGTTACGGATCTGCTCAGCAGTTGCTGATGCGTCGGTGAAGTCGATGTTCAGGCCTGAGGCACCCAAATCCACCATCGCCACGCGCTCGTCGTTCTTCAGACCTTTCCAGGTCTTATCATCGAACTTGATGTAATTCCCTTCAGCATCGCGGTAGCCGTTGTAGATGTAGTCAACGTACTGGCGACGTACTTCGTTGGTGGATTCGAACTGAGCATCAGAGATGATGTCGAACGCGTCAGGGTTATTCAGGCGAGGCTCACGCCAGTGGAACTTGAAGCCGGTATCATGAACCGGAACCATGGTGCCGTCGTACTGGTACTGCACTGCATCCAGCGCCGCGCCGATCTGTCCGGACATGGAGGTGTGCGCCCACATGCGGCCGCCAGACTTCGCGTACTCGTACACAGTCTGGTTGATACGCACAGAGCGAGACAGTGGCATCAGGTCGTTGAACAGGGTGAACTCAGTGTTCGGCTGGAATTGACGCAATACGGTCTGGTCAAACGCCTTATACAGGTCAGCAGGTGAACGCACCGCGTTGATGCCATTCAGCTGGTTAACCGCATTGATGCGATCTGCCATTT